CGAGAAGGAACCTGAATCAGTAACGCCGGAATCGGAACCGTTTGATGATCATGTGCCGAGACGTTTCAAGGTTGAGATGTGGCGTGACGCGAAGGACGAGCCCGTTAAGTGGCTCATTGATCGTGTGATACCGCAACGTGGATTCATGGCGCTTTACGGGCCACCAGGCACCTTCAAATCGTTCATAGCCCTCCACATGGCCGCCATGGTCGCCAGTGGACAGACGTGGCTAGGCCACGAAGTCCAGGGCGAAGGAGGCGTGCTGTATGTGGCAGGGGAGGGGCATGGAGGTATCGGGACGCGTATTGCGGGACTGAGAAAGCAATATGACTTGAAAGACATACCCGTTGGCGTGATCAGGTCGCAGGTGAACTTGCGAGGATCTGAATCGGATTTCACGGATCTGCTCATCGCCATAGCCGAAAGTGAGATCGAGAAGCCGAAGCTGATCATCATTGACACGCTAGCCAGAGCATTTGGCGGAGGAAACGAGAACGCCTCCGAGGACATGGGTGCGTTTATCGCGCAATGCGGACGACTCCAAGCGGCAACGGAAGCCGCCTTGCTTGTGGTGCATCACTCAGGTAAGGACGCGTCTTTGGGGTTACGAGGGCACTCAAGTTTCTTAGGTGCCGTGGATACACAGATTGAGATTACCCGCCATCAGGAAGCGCAATCAGGGACGCTGAAGCTGACTAAGCAAAAGGATGGCAAGGATGGTGTTGAGATTCACTTTTCACTCGATAGCGTGAACTTGGAGCCGCCATCGAGTCAAGGTGAATCGCCATTAGGGTTTGAGCAACACGAGTCAGCAACGCTCGTGGTAACGCCATTCCAAGGTGATGTACCGGATAGCGTGACGTTTAGACCGCCATCAGGATCAGGTGCAAAGACGGGACGAGGAAAGCATCAATCGTTAGCGCGGGAAGCGTTGCGGTATGTGATTAAGCGCAACGGTGAGCATCAGATTATTCAGGGTGAACGCCATCGCGTGGTGAGTATTGATGCTTGGCGTGATGAGTTTTACGCCAGATTGGGAAGCGATGTTGAGGAAAGCGATAAGCGGAAACGGTGGAAAGAGGTGAGGGATAAGCTGTCCGAATTAGGGTTTTCCGCCATCAGGAATGATGTTGTATGGATCAAACCGAGTGACGATGAAGCGTTTTAGCGTCCGAAACGTCCGAAATACATTTTGAGCGTCCGAAACACGCGTGTCCGAAATCATGAAAAACGTCCTGAAACGTCCGAAAACGCGTCCTGAATTGTCCGTAATGGTTCACGAACAAAAAGCGAACGCGTCCGAAATGTGTGTGTGTCTGAAAGACACACATTCGGACGCTTCAATGTTTCGGACGGTATGGTTGGTTTTGATTTGATCTTCATGGCGGCTAACAGGAAAGCGTAAGCAGGAAGTGTGAACAGAGAACAGAAAGGATTGATGTTATGGCGGGCAACAGGAACAAGGGAAAGGTAAAAACTTATCTTCATGGCGGTAACCCTGAAGATCGTTTGAAGAATCCGTTTGAAGTGGATGATGCGATTGTGTTGGCGATGAACGCGGCAGCCGTTGGCGTTATGGCGAGGAAACGGGAAGCGGATCAGCGTTGGGGGTTAGACCGTTTGGCGGAACTGGTGAGTGAGGAAACACGTTTACGGTTTTGGCGGCAACTGATGCGTTGTCGGGATGCGTATAAGGCGAGGGACGTGGAAGCGTATCGCTCGGCTTGTGCCGGTATGAAGCGGGCCTATGATGCGTTAGAGAAAGAAGCGGAATCGCTTGGCGGGAAAGTGTTGAGCGTGAACGTGCTTGAGGGTCAGCGTGAGGATGGGAGCGTGTTTGCGGTTTGCGAGAATCCGGCGTCGGCTTACGCGTATGGCGAGATGAGGCCAGCGTGTGACTGTTGGACGATGGAAGAGATTGCGGTGATCTTGCAGCAGGAGTTTTTCACGCAAGCCGTTAACATTAAGCGCGCTATGCCTGGCGCTGAAGTGTTGTCCGTGATGGCACCAGAGGATATTGGGCCTGTTTACAGCGGGAACAGTGATCAGGCTTATGCGTTGAGTAAAGAGGCTTTAGGGACGATGGAACGAGTTAAGAAGGGGTAAGTACCAATGGAAAGTAAAAATGCGTCAGCGGGCGTTTTAACGCGTTTGAAGGGTATTGGTGAAGCGGGGCAAGGTATGGTGAGCGAGGAAAGCGTTAACGAGGGGCATGGAACAGTGAACGCGCAACGCGTTAACGAGGAACAGGGAACAGTGAACGCGCAACGCGTTAACGAGGAACAGGGAACAGTGAACGCGCAACGCGTTAACGAGGAGCAGGGCGAGTTGCGCAAAGCGCAGGACGCCGCGGGGAACCTAAGCAATCAACGCAAACGAGATATTGCTGCCATGGTGAACAAGACAGTTCATCAGTTTGGCGGCCCGGAATTAGTGTTTTCCATGATCGCGGACGGGAAGCCGATTACGCACGTTGCGCGGGACATGAACATTACAACCATTGATTTTTACGCGTGGGCGGAAAAGACGCCCGAACGGAGCCGCGCTCTCGCGCACGCACGCGAACTGGCCGCGCATCGATTGGCGGAGCAAGGGCTAGAGATCGTGGATAACGCAACGCCTCAAACCGCAAACCTTGCAAACATCCAAGCGCGTTACCGTCAATGGCTGGCGGGCAAATGGAACCAGCAGCACTATGGAGAGAGCAAGAACCAAGTCACGGTTCAACTGAGCATCAACACGGCGCATTTACAGGCAAATCGCGTAAACGCCGTAAACGACCATTCCAATGTGATTGATGTTGCACCGCACAACGGCTAACGCGTTGCGCTGACGCCACGCCCGGTGCGCGGCCACCCCCCCCCTTGCGAAGTTTCGGGGGGCGGGCCTGGTGCGGCACCAAACACGCGCCCACTTATGCTTCGCATCACGGGCACTTGTTTCCTTGCCGCGTTACTGTTACATGGCACCAGTTCCTTTCCGCGTTCCGCTTACCTGGCACGCCCTCCACCCCCCCCAACCCGTACCGTTCATCCGTTCGTCGGCTAACCAAAAAATTTTTGAGTAAGCGCAACACATGACTGTAAACGCGGTGTACAGTTACACCACTAACACAACACGAGGGTAAGCATGAACTCCAGCACAACAACTTTGATTCTTGGCGGTGCCGCGTTCGGCGCGTTGTATGCACTGATGGTTTGGATTGCGTTATGAATTACGGATACTTGAGGGTTAGCACGGATGAGCAAGCCAACGGTACGAGCTTGGACACGCAACGCAGGGAAGTGACGGGTAACGCGTTAACGCATAACCTGGTGATTGATCAGTTTATTGAGGATGCCGGTGTATCGGGGCATTTGAATTTTCTTGATCGTTTGGCGGCAAACGGTGTAACGCCGCAGCCAGGTGATGTGATTGTTGTGGCGAAACTGGATCGGTTTAGCCGTAACTCGATGGATACGTTGAACACGGTTCACGCGTTTAAGGAAAAGCAAATAAGGTTGATCATCAACGGGCATGGCGACGTAACGGATGAGAAGAACATTTACGGGCAGCTGATGCTTGAGATCATGGCGGCCTTTGCCACGCATGAGCGCCGCGTGATCAAGGATCGGCAGCGCGTTGGACAGGCCGCAAAGCGCAAGGCTGGCGGGCACATTGGCGGCCATGCACCGTTTGGGTTTAGGGTTGAGGGTAGCGGGAAAAATGCCGCGCTCGTGCCCATTGCCGAGCAGCAAGCGGCCATTGAAACGATGAAATCGCTTGCAGGTTCCATGTCACTGCGCGCCATTGCCGATGAAGTGAGAAAGCGTCACGGTGTGGCTATTTCCCATGTGGCGGTTAAAAAGGTGCTGAATCGTGGAAATTAGGACGCAAGAGGATCTCAATCGTGTGTTTGCTGAAGCGATCGGCAAGTACCGAAAGAACGCGCCGCTTTTTGTGCGTGAGGTGATAGGGGTTACGCCTGACGCGTGGCAGGATGAGTTTTTGAAAGCCATATCGGATGGCGAGCGAAAGATTAGCGTGCGATCCGGCCACGGCGTGGGTAAGTCAACCGGCGCGTCCTGGGCGATGATTTGGTATGTGTTGACGCGCTACCCGGTGAAGGTGGTTGTGACCGCGCCAACATCGAGCCAGTTGTATGACGCACTGTTTGCTGAACTCAAGCGATGGGTGAAGGAGCTGCCGCCCTTGTGGCGCGAGTTGCTTGAGATGAAAACGGATCGCATTGAGCTTGTGGCGTCACCCACGGAAGCGTTTATATCGGCTCGCACATCGCGTGCCGAGCAACCTGAAGCCTTACAGGGTGTGCATTCGGATAACGTGATGCTTGTGGCGGATGAAGCGTCAGGGATTCCAGAGGCCGTGTTTGAGGCTGCCGCGGGATCCATGTCAGGGCATAACGCTGTCACGATTTTGCTTGGTAATCCGACTAAGTCCAGCGGGTTTTTCTTTGAGACGCATAACCGTTTGAAGGATGAATGGTGGACGCGTCGCGTGTCTTGCTACGACTCAAGGCGCGTGAGCAAGGAATACATCCAGGACATGGCTTCACGTTATGGCGAGGAATCCAACGCGTTTCGTGTGCGTGTGTTGGGTGAATTCCCGGCAACCGATGACGATACGTTGATTGGCGTTGAACTCGTTGATAGCGCGTTTCACCGTGACGTTGCCCCAACAGAGTCACCCGTGATCTGGGGTTTGGACGTGGCAAGGTTTGGCACGGATTCCACGGCACTTGCTAAAAGGAAAGGAAACACGGTGACGGAGATCAGGAAGTGGCGGAATCTGGATCTGATGCAAACAACGGGTGCCGTTGTGAGCGAGTACGAAGTGACGCGTCTTGAGGATAGGCCTGTTGAGATATTGGTTGACTCGATAGGGTTAGGCGCTGGCGTTGTTGATCGGTTGCGTGAGTTGAATATGCCAGCGCGTGGCGTTAACGTGTCAGAGTCACCTGCTTTGGGTAATACCTACATCAACTTGCGGGCCGAGCTATGGGGCCGCATGAAAGCGTGGCTTGAAAAGCGCGACTGCAAGGTGCCTAAAGACGAATCGATTTTGGCGGAACTCGTTGCACCGCGTTACTCGTTCAATTCCAGCGGCAAGATGAAACTTGAAAGCAAAGATGAGATGCGCAAGCGCGGCATGGGTTCACCCGATATGGCTGACGCTTTGGCGTTGA